GTACAATAATGAACTATTCTGACGGGTTCTTCTTCGGCTTTAGCTTGTTTTGCGCAGGCGTTCTCCTAGGCTGGCAGCTCCACGCTGGAGCACTAATGCCGTGAACGCTGAACTTTACCGACAGAGGCGCGTTGACCGACTGCTCCGGCAGCTTAAGCGCTCCAGGCAGGCGCGAGCGCTGGAGGACGACCAGTTCCAGCAGCAGCGTATCAACTCTGCTCGCATCTACAGCCGCAAGCTCAAACACCTTAAAAAACTAACAGAAGAGGACTAAAAGATGCCCAGAGAGAAGCCAGCGCCGCGAGTACTTGTCACCAAAATTGACTACGAGTGGGACCGTGAGAAGGATTGCTCTACCAGGATACCCAACACCGAGCCTGCCAATGTTGTTCTGGAGCGCTGGGGGAGCAGTATCCGCGAAGTAGTGGGCAGTGCTCTAGACTGCCGCGACATTTCTATGAGCGAGCTTCGCAGCCTGGAAACGGTAGCCTCGCAGATTGAGAACGCTAAGGAGTATCTATAGTGCGGTGCGCCATCTGCGACCACCTGCTCCCGCTCAACCACCGCACCGACATCTGCGCTACGTGTCAGAACATTGTGCGCGAAGCGGCCGCCCCCGAGCCATCGTTCCTGAGCGACGACGAGGAGGTGATCTGTGATATTACTTGACATCTTCCTCAAAATATTTGCTACTGTCCTGGGATTTGCCGTTATTCTGGAACGGCCTAACGAGAAAGTTACGCGTGGTGAACAAGAGATTAAGCGAGACACCGACAAAAGAGCTTGACGACACCGAGCTGGCGCTGTATAATTTAAGCGTAGACAGATTTGGACTTGTAAAGGTGAACAATGGATCGACGAGAAATTCTAAGACTAGCGGAAGAGATGGTGATGGTGGATCGGCAGGAGGAGCACGGACCGCCCGAGCAAAACTTGGGGCGTATTGCAAAGCTCTGGGGCGCTTACTTAGGCGTTTCCATTGGTAGCTCCGACGCCTGCGCCATGATGATACTCCTGAAGGTCAGCCGGTTAGCTCACAAGAAGAGCGACGACAGCTTCATAGACATAGCTGGCTACGCTAGCCTGGGGGGAGAATTGTCCAGTGGAGCTTAGATACCAACCGTGCCCAGATTGCAGCTCCTCCAACGCCATGACCATCTACGACGACCACACACACTGCTACAGCTGCCTCACGCACAAGTTTGAGAGCGTGAACGGGAGTAACCAGGAGCCTATGGATATAATAGAACCGCCCAAGAACGGGGCAACCCCTCTCCTCTGGAAGGAGCGTAACATCTCAGCTGCTGTTATGCAGCGCTACGACGTGCAGGCCGTCTACGACAACTCCGTAGAGTTCCCCTACTACGACGCTGACGGGAACAAGATAGCCTCCAAGCACAGGTCCAGCCAGAAGTCGTTCTACACCACCGGCAACTTCAAGGAAGCTGGGCTGTTTGGAGCGCACACGCTGACCAAGGATGCTGCTCAGCGCGACAGCGCCGTCATAGTGACCGAGGGCGAGGCCGACGCTCTGGCCGCCTTCCAGATGTTCAACCGAGTAGACCCTAGCGCTACCAAGCTTACCCGCAAGGGTAGTAAGCTCACCGCTGCCCTGAGCATCAAGAGCGGAGTAGCCAGTGCGGAGCGAGACTTCAGAGACAACCTGGAGCTGCTGGAGCAGTTCGACAAGGTGTACATAGTCTTTGACAACGACGCGTACGGGAAGAAGGCAGCTCCGCGCTGTGCCAAGCTGCTCACCCCCGGTAAGGCTTTTGTCGTAACCTTGGAATTGAAGGATGCTTGCGACTACAGCACGGCGGGTAAGAGCACCGAGTTTGCCACTCACCTGCGCGAAGCTAGGTGCTACACCCCCTCCGGCATAGCCAACGCCGCTGACGACTTTGAAGGCTTGTGGGACGAGCAGAACATTACCAGCATCCCGTTCCCTTGGCGCGAGCTTCAGGAGCGCACCTTCGGAATCAGGTCGCGGGAGATTGTAACTTGGGCGGCTGGAACCGGAGTTGGCAAGAGCAGTCTCCTGCGCGAACTGCAACACCACTACCTTAAAACCACCAACTACAACCTCGGAATCATAGCCTTGGAGGAGGGTATCAACCGCACCAAGCGCGGCATACTGGCTGTGGAGGCTAACGACAGGCTACACCTTAACGAAGTGTTTGCCAAGTACGAGCGCGAGGACATTAAGAAGTTCTACGACGCCACTCTGGGGAGCGGCAGGGTCTACCTCTACGACCACTTCGGCAGTATGGAAATGACCGACCTGCTCAACCGAGTACGCTACATGGTAGTTGGGTTGGAGTGTCAGATAATTTTCATAGACCATCTTTCAATCTTGGTCAGCGGTATGGACATTTCCGACGAGCGTAGAGCCATAGACCGTACCATGACGCTGCTGCGCCAGCTCACTGAGGAAACTGGCTGCACTGTACACTTGGTAACGCACCTCAGACGGCTAGGCTCTGACCGTTCGCACGAGAGCGGCGTAGAGGTAAATTTATCTCACCTGCGCGGCTCTCACGGCTCCAGCCAAATAAGCGACACCGTAATTGCTATGGAGCGCAACACCCAGGCCGATGACCCTGTGGAGGCAAATACCGTCACCCTGCGCGTCCTCAAGTGTCGCTACACGGGCGATGTAGGCATGGCTGGTACTCTATACTACGACAAGGGCACAGGACGCCTGGAGCGCGTTCAGGAGAACTTTTAAAAATGAGCTTGAACCAATTCTCGAAAGAGCGTAGAATAACGCGTAGGGCCAAGCTAAGACCGCTCAACCATCGTAAGAAACTTGGCCCCAAGTCGTGCCACGCCAACCGCAAACGTAAGAGAGGACAGGGGTAGATGTCAGACACCGCAGGCACCATCACTATTCCCAACATCCCAACTATTAAGGAGTTGAGGGCGAAACGCACCAAGCTGAGCGAAGAGTACAACGGCATACTGGCTGGGGCTATAGAGGGAGATGAGAACTTTGTAGGGTATCAAATTAGGCAGCTTGACTCAGAGATAGAAAGCATGAGCAAGCCGATAACCATAACTCTCCCCAAATGACCAGCTGCGCCATAGACATCGAGACAGACGGCTTCAACCCGTCTAAGATACACGTCCTCTGCGTTAAGGAGATGGACGAGGGGGTTGCTACTCTGGGAACCATTCACCAATTTACCAGACCGGCAGGTGCGGAAGAATTTCTCCACTCTTTTAACAATGTGATAGCTCATAACGGGTGCGGTTTCGACTTCCCAATTTTGAAAGAGCTTTGGGACGTTGAGGTTGCAGAGTGGAAGCAGCAGGACACTCTGGTCCTGTCCAGAATGGAACAGCCTGATCGGAAGGGCGGTCACTCCTTGAAGGCGTGGGGCGAGCGGTTGGAGTACGAAAAGTCTGACTATAAAGGTGGCTGGAATAGCCTGAACGACGACATGATAAAGTATTGCCAGAACGACGCAGTTATCACCGCCAAGCTGTACGACCACCTCAGACCTCAAGTTGCCCGAATCGGGGAACAGCCTGTTCTGGAAGAATACCGTATGCAGAGGCTGGCCTACAGTGTGGAGAAGTACGGCTTTGCCTTCGACCTGGAAGCTGCCTATAAACTGTTTTCCAAGCTGCTCAAGCGCCAGAAGGAAATCGTCTTGGAAATGCAAGATGTCTTCCCAGCGTCTATAATACAGCTAAAGACTAAGCAAAAGATAGTACCGTTCAACCCAGGCAGTCGGAAGCAAATCGCAGAACGCCTGAAGGAGAAGGGCTGGGTAGCGAAGGAGTTTACACCCACCGGCCAACCTCGCGTAGACGAGCACACTCTTAAGGGCACTAACATCCCAGAGGCGAAGATTCTTGCAGAATACTTCATGCTTCAGAAGCGTACAGGGCTGCTAGATTCGTGGATTAAGAAGTCGGACGGTGATAGGGTACACTGCAACTACCACACGCTGGGGGCTATCACGCACCGCATGAGCTGCTCCGGCCCTAACCTTCAGCAGATACCCTCCATGCGTACCCCCTACGGCGAGGAGTGTCGTAAATTATGGATAGCTGATAAGGGTAATGTTCTGGTAGGGGCAGACGCCAAGAGCCTCGAACTGAGAGTGCTTGCTCACTACATGAACGATACCGTCTTTAACAACGAAATACTTGAGGGGGATATACACTCCGCAAACCAGAAACGTGCTGGCCTGCCCACCAGAGATATGGCGAAAACCTTTATCTTCGCCCTAATTTACGGTGCTGGTGATGGGAAGCTTGGCAGCGTAGTCGGCGGCTCCCCCACCGATGGTAAAGATTTGAGGAGGAGGTTTCTCTCCAACTTGCCGTCCTTTGCCAGATTAAGCAAGGGTGTTATAAAGAAGGGTACTGATAGAGGGTTTGTGCTGGGTATCGACCAGCGACCTCTCCGGGTTAGGCACAACCACGCAAGCCTTAATACCCTTATCCAAGGCTCTTCAGCCATTCTTATGAAGCACTGGTTTACCATAATAGAACATTCTATGGGAATGGAAGAGACTCTCGGATTGTGGGAAAAAAAGGCCGGTATTGTAGCTATGGTGCATGACGAGGTGGTCATAGAAGCCCCTGAGAAAGAGGTTGACTTAGTATCTGAATGTGTTAAACTAGGTATACAATCAGTGAACAGACACTTTAATTTACGTTGCCCACTAGATTGTGATGTTATTTCTGGAAACAACTGGAGCGAGATACACTGATGCAAGCAAGAACAACCGTGAACTACCTGGAGGGTAGTCTCCACTGGGCCTACATCTTCGACAAGCGGGACCGCTATGACCACTTTAGCGTTGCCGTGGTCTTGTCAGGCGACGAGATCAAGCGAGCGAAGAAGCTGGGTCTAAAGCTCAAGCACAATCCTGAGAAGTACGACGGGCTACCCTATGTGCAGCTCAGGAGCAACCACCAACCTGACCTGTGGAACGGCGATGACGAGCCTTACGACGGTCCTACCATGATCTCCCACGGGTCTAAGGGCATCGTCAAGATTACTCAGCGGCCCTACGACAACCAGTACGGTCAGGGCGTAAGCACATTCTTCACAGCTGTCAAGCTGACAGAGGTGATAGAGTATGTGCCTGACGAGAATCGCGAACCAGACGCCTTCTAATGGCTCGCCCTAAATATGGGCATTGGGATATTTCCGAAGTCGGGAAGTTCGATCCTGATGCTCACCTCGGTTTTGTTTACAAGATTACCAACCTTGCCACTGGGAAGGCGTATATCGGCTGTAAACACCTCTGGAAATTCAGGAAGGGTAAGCGTGTCAAGGCAAGTACGTGGGAGTATTACTTAAGTAGTTCCAAACACTTGATACCAGACATTAAAAAGTTAGGTAAGCGTAAGTTTAAGTTTGAGATACTTATGCTTTGCGATAACAAGAGAAACTTGTACTACAACGAAATGAAACTACAAGCTGAACTTGGGGTGTTGGAGAGCGATAAGTATTACAACGCGAACATCGGTGGGATTAGATTTTACCGACCAGTAAAAAGTTATCTCTCCGAAGAGTTAAAGCTGAAACTTTCTCTTGCTCAGGGAGGGACTAAAAATTCCAAGTACCGAGGCTCGTTCCTGGTATCGTACTACGGTGGTCATCAGGAATGGGTGGACAATACAACCTTGAGCGAGTGGTGCGGCGAGCACGACATCCACCGCCAGAGGATTTACGAGCTGCGATCAGGTGAGAGAGATCAGTGGAAAGGTATAACTGCCGTGGAGTACAAACATGAAACAAATTGACACTCTGGTGGAGGATATTTACAAGCTGCTCAAGAGCGGCACCTCCTCTCCGAACAAGGACTATTTGTTTGGCATGGGCAGCTCTATTATGGAGGGCGTCAGGCGACAGCTATGGTCTAGCACTAGCGCTCGCAAGCCCATGCTCCGCATGTCCAACCTTGGTAAACCGTGCGTCAGAGCGCTCTGGTACGACATCAAGGGTAAGCACCAGCCGGAGGAACTGTCTCCCCAGACCAAGCTAAAGTTTATGATCGGGGATGTAGTTGAGGCTGTGGTTCTCTACCTAGCCAAGGAGGCTGGTCACAACGTGGAAGATCAGCAGAAGGAAATAGAGATCGACGGCATCAGAGGACACATAGACGCCAGAATTGACGGCGTACTGGTCGATGTCAAGTCCAGCTCCAGCTACGGGATGAAGAAGTTTAAGAACGGTACGCTCCCCGAAGATGACCCCTTCGGTTATATATCGCAGATGAGCGGATATGCCAACGCTCTGGGCGACACGATGGGTACGTTCCTAGCTTTTGACAAGAGCAACGGAGAGCTTGCCACTTACACCCATACGGAGCTTGAGGATACCAGCGAAAGAATCGCAGAGGTACGCGCAGCTCTTGAGCTTGAGGATGCCCCAGAGCGCCCCTTTGAACCAACAGTGGACAGGTCTACCAAGCGGCCCAAGCTTGCCCTGAACTGTTCGTACTGCGCTCACAAGATGGAGTGTTGGAGGGAAGAAGATGTCAACCTAGAGTTTAAGAGTGGTAGGCCGGTGTTTTTCCTGGGGAGGGAAAAGGCAAAACCACGGGCAAAGCCGAAAAATGCTTTCTGATGAGCAGCTCAGTGATATAGCTGAGGCGTACTCGCCCGAACAAATACTGGAAATTCTGGACATATCCTCTCTGGAAGTTCTACTACAGTTCCGCGAGCTGGTGCAGGAAAACTTGACCAAATTTGAAATGAGGCCAGTGGATTGTGATGAGATATAGCTCCAACGAAAACCCTATGTTCCGCTCCAAGTTTTCCGAAGACATCTTCAAGCAAAAGTACGCGCACGAGGACTGTACCACTTGGGCAGACTTGTCTAAAACCTTGGTCAATGATGTTTGCGGCGATCTGGTAACGGTGGGAGAAACACACACGGTTGAGAAACACCTGATGTCCAAGGACGAGAGGGACCAGCTTATACGCTACATCACTGATCTAAAATTTATCCCCGGAGGGAGGTATCTCTACTACGCTGGCAGACCTTACAAGTTTTTCAACAACTGCTACTTGCTCAAGGCGGAGGAAGATTCTCGCGAGGATTGGGCTAACCTGTCTTGGAAGACGGAGAGCTGCCTAATGACCGGCGGCGGCATAGGGGTGGACTACTCAGTCTACAGACCGTCAGGCTCTGGGCTGAGGAAAACCGGAGGTATTGCCAGCGGCCCTATACCCAAGATGCAGATGATTAACGAGATAGGTCGCAGGGTTATGCAGGGAGGTTCAAGGCGATCTGCTATCTACGCTAGCCTCAACTGGGAGCACCGCGACGCTGAAATATTTCTCCACTCCAAGAACTGGCACGACATGCCTGTTGGCAGTAGCGGTCTTAGCTTAGCTCAGGTTAAGGAGCAGGACTTTAACTTCCCCGCCCCGCTGGACATGACCAACATCAGCCTTAACTACGACACTGATTGGGTCAACTCGTACTGGCAGAGCGGTAGCGTTGGCGACATCTTCCGCGAGAACGTGAAGCAAGCTCTCTCCACGGCCGAGCCAGGGTTCAGTTTTAACTTCTTCGACAAGGAGAGTGAAACTCTTCGCAACGCCTGCACCGAAGTTACCAGCGCAGATGATTCTGATGTCTGTAACTTAGGTTCTATCAATCTTGGCAGGATAGAAACTCTACCTGAGTTCAACGATGTCTGCGAGCTTGCCACCAAGTTTCTCATCTGTGGCACTCTGAAGGCTAAGCTGCCGTACGAAAAGATAGACAAGGTGCGGGAGAAGAATCGCAGGCTAGGCTTGGGCTTGATGGGGGTTCACGAGTGGCTAATCA